AAGCCGATGTCAATGTCAATACAGATTGAAGCGAATGGAAATGAATGGAGGTCTGACACCAACTATTGTTGACGGCGGTTCCGTGTCGGTTTCAAATTTATTGCCGTGCGACGTTACACAATTGGAATGGTTGAATGGGTTAACAGGATTGTTCAATTTATATTGGTCAGCTAATGAAATCACAAAAACAATTAAGGTTGAACCACGCGACAATTTTGTTGAGGGGGCGGCGACCGCAATTGATTGGTCCGACAAATTAGATTGGGGACGAAAACAATCGTCAAAATATATTTATGATTCATTAAAACGAAACCTTTGTTTTTCATATATGAATGACGGGAGTGATGGTTTTGTTGAGGAAAGAAACAGGAGGAAAGCGCAAATTTGTGAGTTGGGTTCCGAGGTTTTAGATTTAGGAGAATTATTTGTGAATGAGGACCAAATAATTGGGTCAAATTATTACGCGCCAACATATATGTTCCGCGACCGAGTTATTGCGACCAACACGTCAAAGGCACCTTTTATTCCCGTAATTCATTCCGAATATTCAACAATATGGTCCACATATTCAAATGCTGACTATCCTGACAAAATTGACGAACACATTGCGAGAATTTTATTGTGGGGTGGGAAAACTCCATTGAACTTGAATGACGGATTTACAAACGCAAACACATGGCGATTTGCGCAAACGAATCCATCAAATGCAGCGGACGAATTAAATTACTATCCATTTGCGGGTGTTTATTGTGATGAGGACGAAACATATTTCGGCGATTTAACAGTTGGAACAATTGCATATTATCCACAATTNTATTTTCAAGACGTTTTGGCAAACATGGCNCAACCAACACCCGCGACATTCGCAACATGTGAGGGTCTTTATAGGGTGTTTTGGGAACGTAATATTGAAAACCTTATAACACGTCCAAAAATCAAAACAGCGTGGTTCCATTTAACAGCGCAAGACATTTCAGATTTGGAATTTCAAAAATTAATTTATATTGAAAATTCAGAAGCCCCGACATATTACATAATAAATAAAATTGTTGACTACAAACCCGCAAGCAATCAAATGACAAAAGTTGAATTATTTGAATGGTCCCTTGCAAAACCAAGGAAACAACTGCACTCACGATTAGGTCAAGAGTATGGACCAAGTTATGACAGCGGAATTGGACAAGTTGGTTCAAATAAAGTCAGATTGATGAGAAATTTTGCTTCTGAATTAGGAATTGTAAATGTCGGAAAGTTGGAAATTTCAAAACAAAGTAATTTAACATTGAACAATCCATTGACTCCAACAAATTATAACGTTGAACAAAGCCAAGCGGACAATCCAAACAACTCGAAATGGAGTTATGTGGACACAACGGGACAAATAACAACGAATCCATTAACGTCAAAGAGTTTTAATATTGGAAATGAGAATAACATTAAAAACCGAAATGGAGTTGTAATTGGAAACAATAATATTATTCAAAACAATCCGAATGGAATAATTATTGGAAACAACGCAAACTCATGGAAACGAAACGGAAGTCCAATTGAATTTCATGTTGGAACCCAATCACCCGCCTTGGTTATTGACCCGAACGGAAATGTTTTGGCGGGTGGTGGTGGTGAGGTTCTCCTTGAACGTTGTTCAGATGACGGGAGAACGTATTGTCTTAATGCGGTTTATTTGGAGGAAACAGACCCGTTCACATTATTGGTAACGTATAGAAAAGTTTTATTAAGTAATTAAAAAAAAAGAAAATGGCGTCATTAGAAACGATATTGAACATTAGAGTCGAGGGAACATCGGCAATGGTTAAGTTAAAAGACCAAATCACTCAAACAGAAAAGGGGTTAAAAGAGTTGAAAACCGCGCAGGCAAAAGCGGGGAAAGGTGGGAAAGTTTTCACCCAATCAATTGTTGAAGCGGAAACAAAACTCAAAGGAATGAGGAAAGAATTAAACGCGAATAAAAATGACGTCCTTAAATTAAATGAATCCACAGGGAAATTGGGGAATTCATATAACGATTTGACACGAAAAAATGCAGCCCTTTCAGTTCAATTGAGAAAATTACAAGACCCATTGGGAAAAAACAATAAAGAATTTCAAAAATTATCTGGTCAAATTGACAACAACACAAATAAATTGAAAAAAATGGACTCGGCAATGGGTCGTTCACAAAGAAATGTTGGAAATTATGGAGCCGCGTTTTCGGGACTAGCAATGAAAATTGGTGCGGTGGTTATTGCATTCAAAACAATGGAACGTGTGATTGGAACTTTTGTTGATTTTGAATTTGCAATCAAACAAGTGGGAGTGATTTCGGGTGCGTCCGCGGAGGAAATGAAAATGTTAGAGACCCAAGCGAAAGAATTAGGAAGTTCCACAGCGTTCACAGCGTCAGAGGTGGCGGGTTTACAAATAGAATTGTCAAAATTAGGTTTTCAACCAGACCAGATTGAGAATATGACATCGGGAATTTTGGATTTGTCATTTGCATTTGGTTATGATTTGGCAGAATCGTCAAAACAAGTGGGAATTGTCTTGAAATCATTTCAATTAGACGCAAGCGAATCCACAAGAGTTACTGACGTTATGGCGGCGGCGTTTTCAAATACTGCATTTGATTTGGAAAAATTTGGTGTTGCATTTCCAAAGGTTGGAAAGTTAGCGTCCGAAATGGGGTTTGAATTGGAGGACACAGTTACGTTGTTGGCGGCTTTATCGGACACAGGAATGGAGGCGTCATCAGCGGGAACCGCATTAAAAAATATTTTCTTAAAATTAGCAGACCCNACGGGAGAACTTTCAATGGCCTTGGGACGAAACATCACATCAGTTGAGGAACTTGTTCCCGCATTACAGGAATTGGAAGCAAATGGAATTGATGTTGCGGAAATGTTGGAAATTACAGACAGACGAAGTGTAACGGCGTTCGCCTCCTTATTGTCGGGTTCGGAAGATTTAGAAATCTTAAATAAAAAACTCAAAGAATCGGAAGGAACCGCCAAGAGTTTTGCCGAAACAATGCGCGACACATTAAAAGGTTCAATTGACGAGACAAAAAGCGCAGCGGAAGGGTTCGCGATTGAATTGATTGAAAAAATGGCGCCAGCGTTGGAATTTATGTTGGGTGCTTTTCAGGGACTATTTAATGTGTTGTCCTATTTGTCGCCAGTTATTGTGGGGTTGACTAGCGCGTTCGTTACATATAAACTCGTAATTATTTCCGCCAGATTAATGACATACCTTTATAACGGTGCGATGGTGATTTCGAGGGTTGCAACAATTGCAATGACGCATGGGACCAGAGGTTTGACATTATCAATGAGAGCGTTGGGACTAGCAATAAAAGCAACGCCAATTGGGTTGATTGCAGGTTTGGCGGCGGGTGCCATTGCAATGTTTTCGGGAATGGGTGACGAGGTTGACGAAACCGCAGGCGCGGTTGAGGAACTTACGGAAGCGGAACAAAAGTTGAAAGACAAAAACGACCAATTGAAAGCGCAAGCGGCTTCGCGCCGAAAATCGCAAGCCGAGGAAATGATGAATGTCAAAAATTTAATAAAAGATATAAAGGACGAAACAAAAACGCGAGAGGACAGAATGAAAGCGGTTAAGGCATTGAATAACATTGCGGGGACAAATATATCCAATTTATCTAACGAAGTTCAATTGGCAAAAGATTTGGAAGTTGCTTATTCAAGCGCCGTTAATGCTATAAAGGGAAAATATATATTACAAGCCGCGGAGGAGGAAGTTGTTACGTTAATTGAGGAGGAACTCGAACGCACAAAATGGTTGGAGGACAATAATTGGAAATTAGTTAACGCCACGGAAGCTCAGACAGCCGCGGAGAAAAAGCTAAAAGAGTCAAAGCAAGCAGCGCATAAATGGCACATGAAGATGAAAAAAGAAACGGGAGATTACATGCACGACAGTGAAAAGGGGAGACAATTTATGTATGATGAGGTTAATTTGAACAATGCATTAATTAATAGAAAACAGGAATTGTGGTCAATTCAACATAAGTTTGACAAAAAGAATGAGGAAATTACAAAGAGGCAAACAGAGCAAAATGAAATTATGCAAGCCGCCGAAACTGTTGTTGAGGGACTTGTTATTGCAAAAACGGAGGAGGAGGAAGCGGACGAAAGAAAATTGACACGCTATGAAAAACTTGGCAAAGCGGTGAGAGACGAACAGCAACAATTGAAACGTGTCATAATATTGAGAAACTTGGGGAAAGCTACGCAGGAGGACGTTACAAAACAAATCGAGAAATTAAAAAACGCAAAAATTGATTTGAACACAGTTGACAAAGAAGTTTCAAAAGAAATGAAAAAAATTAATGACTTGTTCAAAGAAGCGGAAGAAGCGGAGGAAACAGCATTGGAAAAAAGGGAAGCGGCGTTGGAAGTTGAGGAAAATTATTTGAAAGTATTGGACAAATTAATTGCGGGCGGCGCGAAATTAGCAGACGAACAAATTGCACAAGCCTTGAAAGTCGCGAAAGTAAAACTCGACATGGCACTAAAAGTCGTCAAAGCTAATGAGGACGTTACGGAAGCGGAGAAAGAAAACACAGCGGCAACCATTGCAAACATCAAAAAATTACAAGAGGAAATTCAAGGTTATGAGGACAAAATGGCGGAAACGAGTGAAACGACTCCCGCGTCTGGTTGGTTGAATAGAAATTTATTTGGAACGGGTGGTGAGGACGACCCAGATGGAGGGTTCACGGGTGCGGACTTTGTGGATTCAATTGCAGTTACAATGGACAACGTTATGGGAATTATGGACGAAGTGAATAGTTTACAAAATCAAAATTTACAAAAGGAACTTGGAACAATTGAAACTGCGAAAAACGTGGAAATCGAAGCATTCAAGGAAACGCGGGAATATAAGGTGATGAACCAAGAACAACAAGACGCCGCCCTGAGCAAAATAGCAAAGAAACATGACGACAAAATGTTGAATTTGAAAACTGCACAATGGGAGAAAGACAAACAGTTTGCAAGAACCTCCGCAATAATTGCGGGCGCCATGGCAATCATGAATATTTGGGCGGGTCAAGCGACAGGAAATGTTATCGCTGATTTGGTTATAAAAGGAATTATGACCGCGGGTCAAATTGCAATGACAGGAATTCAATTGACCGCTATTAATGCGCAACAGGCACCAACTGCGGAATTGGGTGGTATTATGGACAATTCGTTTTTTGCAAAAGGTGGAATGGTTCACGGCAATTCACACGCGCAAGGCGGTGAGAAATTCAGAGTTGGAGGGAGGGTTGCAGAATTAGAGGGTGGCGAAGCTGTTATAAATAAACGTTCAACAGCAATGTTCCGACCAATGTTGTCCAAAATGAATGTTGCGGGTGGTGGGAAAAAATTCGCAGACGGCGGAATGATGTTTGGGACGGATATGTTGGAAACACAAGCCGTTCAAATGGAATCCTTATTGGGAAATAACGAACCTCAAGAAGTGTTATTGGTTGAAGCTGACGTTACACAATCACAAAGAAGCGTTGAGAATATTGAAGCGAAAGCGTCGTTCTAATTGACGAATTTGAGTGATATTTCTATTTAACATAATAAAAAAACAATGAAAAAAAGTTTTATTTTTCTTATCAAGCATTTTTCGTCTATTGAAATAAAAGAAACTTTCAATGTAATCATAAGACAAAACAACGTTTATGTCTTAAAACGTCTAAAAACAACACTGACGTGAATATAACGATTTCCAATAAAACACAACAAAACCGACTCAAAATTTGTCAAAAATGTGAACATCGCAAGTTGAAATTTTTATCTATTTTCAACGCTGATTCGTGTGGGTTATGTAAGTGTAATTTGAAAGCAAAAACAAAAATGTCAAAAGAGTGGGGCGGCAAATGTCCAATTGACAAATGGTGAAATTAACTTTCATTTGTTAAAAACAAAAAATTATGGTGATTCCAATTTCCTCAAAAACTCTTAATATTGTAAGACAAAAAAACAACCAAAAAATTATGAACAACATTGAACGTGTCGCCGAAACAATTTCATTGGACGACCAATTGGAAATTGAAAAAATCACCAATCAAATTACAAATGACGCGCGTGGGAATATTCAATATAACAGAACCCAAGCGTTGAACCTTTTGCCTTTTTTTCAAAAATATTTTGACAAAAATGTTACAACAAGCATTTTTGGTTGTGGTGGTTGTGCNAAAAAATTAGTCAGAACAATGAAACAATTAACAACACATTTGAATGGCAAAACCAAATGACATTGAACATGTTAACAAGTTCGTTGACATAATTTGGAATGAAGTCAGAACACGTTTCGGTGAGTTCGCGACACCCAAGGACGTTATTTTTCATTTGGTTGAACGTGGTATTTGTGAACCAACACGGGTTCGCAACTATTTAATATTAATTGATTTTGACAGATTATTGGTTGAAAACAAAGGACACATCACTCACACATTTATGGATTTGTCAATTGAATATAATTTAAGCGACAGGCAAATTCAAGGAATTGTTTATAAATACCGAAACAAATTTCACAAACTTAACAACATAAAACGAACAAGGAAACGGGAGAAAATAAAAATTTCCAAAAAGTTCGTAAAATAAATTTTTACATTTTTTATTTTTGCTGTTATGATAAACACTGCAAACAATTGGTTTGAATTCAAAAACGAAGCAACGTCAGAGACAGCGGACATTTGGATTTATTCAGAGGTCGGAAGTTATGAAGTAAACGCGCAAAGTTTTATTAATCAATTACAAGAGGTTGGAGACAAGGATTTGAACGTCCACATCAATTCATTAGGTGGCGACGTATTTGACGGAATTGCGATTTATAACGCATTAAAAAACCACGCGAAAAAAGTTGTTATTAAAATTGAGGGAATCGCGGCGTCGATTGCGTCGGTTGTTGCAATGGCGGGTGATAAAATAGAAATGGCGGAAAATTCTTTGTTCATGATTCACAATCCTTTTGCAATGTCAGGTGGCGACGCTAACGAATTAAGAAAAACAGCCTCGATTTTAGATAAAATCAGAAACGAAATTGCGAAAATATATTCCACAAAATCAAATTTAGATGTCGAAACATTGGTTGGTTTGATGGAATCCGAAACATGGTTCAATGCGCTTGAAGCGAATGAACTTGGATTTGCGAACGGAATAACAGAACCATTGAAAGTTGAAAACAATTACAATATTTCAAAATTCAAAAATATAACTCACGATAAAATCAATTCAATAATAAATATAAATAAAACAGAAATCATGGCAAAAGAAAACACAAATGATGTGAAAGAGGTAAACAAAAACCTTTTATCACAAATCAAGGACTTGTTCATCAATCAAACACCTGAAATTAAAAACGCACCAGAGGACGAGGAAAGCGACGCTGAAAAGGCGGATTGGGCGTTAAGTTACGAGGAACTAAAAGACAGAGTTGACAATTTAGAAAACGCAATTCATGACATTGAGGAAAAAATTGGAATGTCAGAGGACGAAGCGGAGGACAATGCGAAAGAAATTGAAAACAAATTGGAGGAAATAAAAGTTTTAGAAAACGAAAACTCTAAATTAAAAGCGGGAAAAACAGACGTTGTGGCAAAAGCGGACCCAAGTGTGGTTGAGGTTGAGAAATCAGCAAACCCAAATTTGGGTTTCTTTAATGCAATGGCGGAAGCAATTAAGAAACACGCATAAATCAATTTAATAAATAATAATAACTAAAAATTAGAAAAAATGGCAAATGTAGCACAATCAGCAATCGCAGCGACCTATTCAGGCGCTAATTTTTCGGAGTTGTTTTTGGAACCAATCTTTAGAGATTCGGACATTTTCCAATTTAGAGTAATTCCGAACGTAAAACACAAAATGAACCTTTACACAGCTGACGCGCTGTCATGTATTGTTGCAAAATACACGACATGTGGTGGAGCGGAAACAGGGGAGTTCGATGTGAATGACAAAGTAATAACGGCGGGACGATTAAGAGTCGCTGTTTCGGAATGTCAAGACGCATTTTTTGGAACTTACATTGAGGAAAGTTTCAAAAACGGAATTAATGTTTTTGATTTAACAGGAACAGATTTAATGGACACAATTCTTGCAAACGTGAGACAATCAATTGGAAACGACATCACCAAATTAGCTTGGTGGGGAGACACAGCGGAGGCGGGAGCTTCGGCGGCGTGTTATGACTCAACAGACGGGTGGTGGAAATTACTAATTGCAGACGCAACAGTGGACGGAAACAAAGTTGTGATTCCAAATTCAGGAGCATGGGCGGCAGGAAACGCATTAACAGCATTGAGAGCAATGTGGACATCAGCACCGTCAGCATTACAAGGAGTTGAAGCAAGAGACAAAGCGTTTTATGTTTCGAGAACTTTATATGATGATTATTTAACAACATTAGANGANNTAGGAAATGCAGAGGGTTATTCAACATTAGTTGACGGACTTGTCAGAGTTTATTTCAGAGGTGTTGAAATTATTCCAATGTATAGTTGGGACACAGCGGCAACACAAGTTGGGACAGCTGACGACATCAGAGCGTGTTATGTTGCAAAACAAAATCTTGCAGTTGGGACAGACACTAACGACCCACAAGGAGAAATGAAAATGTTTTATGATGACCTTACAGAGAAAGTTTATGTAAGAAGTTATTTCAAAATGGGTGTTCAATTTCTACATGACAGCATGGTTCAAATTGGATATTAATTATTAACTATTAAAAACATAAAAAAATGGCATTAACAACAGGACATAACGTAATTTGTTGCGATAGAAACAGACGAGGTGGGTTGAAAGCGATTCACCTTGCAAACACGGACGACATAACGTCTTTCACATTAGACGCTACAGCGGGTTCACATGGTTACACAACAGTGACAATGGTCGGAGCCGCAGTATTTTTCAAATGGGAATTTGACAGAGGGACAGCAGGATTCACAGCTTCCGCAACAAGAGAAAATGGGTCAACAATGATTGACGTTTCTCTTGAATTATATATTCCAAAAGTTACAGGCGAAGTTAATCACGATTTGATGGAGTTGGTTACAAGTTGTGGAATGACGGCAATTGTTGAAAGTTACGCTGACGATTGTGAAACACCCGCAGTGACTTATATGTTCGTTCTAGGTTGGGACGAAATATTTGAGGAAACAGCTTACATGGAGTTTACATCAGGTGAGGAAGCGACGGGCGTTGCATTACAAGACGCAAACGGAACAGCAATAACAATCACAACTCAACAAGGAGAATATCCAAGAGCATTCACGGGGGTAATTCCTGTATAATAGTTGATTTGATTGTTGTAAAACCTGACGGAAGTTTACTTTATTAACATTAAAAAGCGAATATCTTTGAAAGGTGTTCGCTTTTTTATTTGATTAAATAAGTATTTTTGAAAAAAAATAATAAAATGGAATTAAAATTAAAAAAGCACATTTTGAATTCACAATCGTTTCGTTATGAAATTAACGGGGTTTTGAAAAAATTTGTTGTCAGAACAATAACACAAAAAGATTTGCAGCAATTAGACGACGCAGGTTGTGATTTTGTTGTCGGAGACAATAAAAAAATAAAAGTTAAAAAATCAAAATCAAATGAAACGAAAACAGACGACAGCGCAAACGATTAAGAAAGCCGCGTCAAAGTTGGGTTTCGCAAAGTTTGACATTATAAATTTGGCGGTTCCCGAAAGAATTGATGAGGTTACAAATATGCAAAGAATTAACACTCCTTATATTCCATTCGGTGTGGACAATTTATTCCCTCAATTTTTAGCAGAAATCAAAAGAAAATCACCNACACATCGGGCAATTTTAGGTCAGAAAAAAATTCTTTCAATTGGTCAAGAGTTTCATTCCGAAAATGAAATGTTGGTCAACTTTTTGGAAAATGTAAATATTGACGAAAGTTTGCGTGAAGTTTATGCAAGTGTGATTGACGATTATTATTGTTTCGGGAATTCTTATTTGCAAATCGTTAAACACAAAACAGGAATAAATTTATATCACATTGACGCAACCAAATGTCGAGTTTCAAAAGACCAAGAGTTTGTTTACATTCACCCAGATTGGACACAATATCAAGCAACAAAAAAAGACCAAGTTGTTATTCCTATTTATCCAAATTTTGAAAACAACACCTCAATTCTGCATTTCAAAGATTATGAACCGACATTCAGTTATTATGGATTGCCAGATTTTGTGGCGGCGTTGGAATGGATTGGTATTGACAACCATTTGCAGAAATATAATTTAACAAAATTTGAGAATAATTTTACGCCAAGTTGTATTGTTGAAATCAATGGAGACATGGGTGAAATGGAAGCGGAAGAGCTCGTCAAAGAAGCACAACAAAAATGGACAGGTGAGGGAAATAATTCAAAAATTTTATTCCTTGTTAAAAATGGAGACACATCACCCGCCAACATAACAATGTTGAATGATAGTTCTGACGGCTCGTTTATGGATTTACAAAAATTGACGTCTCAAAACATTATAACTGCACATCGTTGGCAACCAGCAATGTCAGGAATTGTTTCGGCGGGAAAATTAAATTCAACAGGTGCAGAAATTCGAGTTGCTTGGGAAATGGTTATGGGAACAATAATAAAAGACGTTGAGGGATTAGTGTTAAATAAAATAAAAAAAATTATTACACAATTAACAGCAATTGACACGTCAGATTTACAAATTGTATATGAACCACCAATTTCATTTTTATCGGACATCACTCCATCGAGTGTTTTGACGATAAATGAACAAAGAGAATTGCTTGGTTTTGAATTTAAGGAAAACGGGGACATTTTATTAACTAATAAAACAACAAAATAATATGGCAATTGTAGAAAATTACATGGCGGACGCACCTTTTATGACAGCCGCAGAAGTTATAACGTTTGCGTTCACAAATAAAAACACCGACACATCTTTAATTTCGTCAGAGGTTCGAAAACTTGCAGAGGTTGCACATATTATGGACCCAATTGGACGTGATTTTTACATTCATTTGAAAGACGCGTTTGATGGTGGAACAGAAACCGCAGAAGAAACAACATTGATGTCAGATTGGATAAAACCAACATTGGCGTGGTTCACACGTTTTGAATTAATTGTTGAAATTCAACATCAATCCACATCGTCAGGAATTGTCCACAACATTCCTGAATTTGCAAACGTGGTGAGTTCTGACGAATTAAATGTTTACAAACAAGACACATATCGTAAAGGGAAAGTGATGTTGGAACAAATGATTAAATTTTTAGACAAAAATTATACCGAATTTCCTGAATATGCAGACGCAACCGATGTTGATTTATTATGTAATAAAAACAAAATTGTGTCAAAGACACATGGAATGATTATTTATTAAAATTATGCCGATTCCAACACCAACAAAAGACGAGACAAAATCAAAATTCATCACACGTTGTATTGATGACAATGTGATGTCAACTGAATATTCAAATATAACTCAACGCATTGCGATATGTCAATCACAATGGGACAATAAAGACAAAAAACAAACTAAAAAAGAAAAAAAAGATGAGTAATTTACACAAAGATTTGGCAAACGACCAAATTCACAATCCAAAGAATTTTGACGCAGCGGCGATTGGAACAATATTGTCAAAAAACGCTTCTGGTCTTTTGGAATGGATAACGGATTCGGGCGCCGCGAGTGGAAAATTTGTGTCAACCCACAAAAAAGGTTATGGAAACCTCACGGGAACAAACACCTTTTGTCAGGCGGCGCCAAGCGGGAACAACGAGCATAAATACACAGTTGACTTGGGTGCGGCACCAACAACAATTCCACCAAAAGACGCAGTGGGAGGGTCTTGGTATAGTGTAACAGAGTCCGAGACACCAACTGAATGGACGGGACATATTGGAGGTGCGGCGGGTGTGAGTGTAAATTTAGAGTTGTGGAGGGTTTTTTGGAATCCTTGCCAATCAACGGGGGCAAATATGGACATGTGTTTAATGGCAACAACGGGAGACCTTGCATTAACAGGAAATAACAACCCTTTGTGTTTTCAGGTGTCGAGTTTTAATTTAGCATGTCCACAGGAGCCAACCCCTAAATGTATTTATTTAATAACGGCGCGACTCACGGCAATTAACGGCAGTTTTTATTTTGACAGCACAATAAAATTTACGAATGATTAATTTTTAATAAATAAAAAAATGAATGAAATAATATCACGAATTTGTCCAATGACAATCATGCTTAATGTGGGTGCAATTGGAATTTCAATGACAGATTTGGAAATGGGTTTGAAATTGGCGTCCTATAGCGCAGCACTAATTTGGACACTTGTTAAAATAACAAAAGAAATAAAATTTTGGAACGATAAAACCAAAAAATAAAATGGCAAAAACAAACGCTTTTATATTTAGAGAAAAATCAAGGAAAAAAAGGAAAGGAGTTCATTCAAAAAATGCAAGTCGAGGTCAAAATGGTTATAAAAAAAAATATCGAGGTCAAGGACGTTAACTTAAAAAACAAATATGTCTCAATATAAATATTTAGTTATTCATTGCAGCGCAACAATTGAGGGTGTTAACATAAAACCAGAACAAATCAAGGAATGGCACATGGGAAAATCTGGACGAGGTTGGTCGCGTGTTGGTTATTCCGATTTGATTACACTTGACGGAGCNTTGCANAATATGCATTTTGCNGAGGGAACAAACCCGAATGACGACTATATTGAATATTCAGAAATGACGTGGGGTGTGAAAGGAATTAACGCTTATTCAAAACACGTTTGTTATGTCGGTGGTCTTGATAAAAACAAAGACCCAAAAAACACACTCACAAACGAACAAAGAGACACTCTTGAAATTTATGTCAAACATGAAATTTTAAGACACCCCGACTTGTTAATTGCGGGACACAATCAATTTTCAAAAAAATCATGTCCTTGCTTCTTTGTCCCAAATTACTGCAAGGAATTGGAAATAAATAGTAAAAACATTTACACAGAGAATCCGAACCATTACGGAAGCGGAATTTAATAATAATAAAAATAAAAATAAAATGAAAATATTTAATATCTTTAATTCAAAACGATTCACCTTAACTTTATTCATGATGGTTTCATGGTTAATATTTGGTTATTTCGGAATAAAACAAGGAACAAACATGAGTGAATTTGCAGCGTATTTCGCAGCCCTTTCACCCTTTGTAATTGGTTACATTTATGGAGAAACAAAAAGACCCTCAAATGGGTGTGATAAATGTTCAAAAACATAGGAATAATAATTTTAGCTTTTGTCCTCACCTCATGTTGCACGACAAGGCAATGTGAGGTGGACAAAGCCGAAAAAAAAATTTATGAATTAACCCAAAAATTCCCAGAATTAACCACACAAAACGACACCATAATTGTCCGAGACACAATCATTTTTGAAACAATTTCCGTTGACACGTCTTTTATTTTCACAACGAATTCCGACACAATAATTGTTGAAAATGATAAAATCAAAATAAAATATATTAAAAAAGATAGTGTGATTTATTTAATGGGTGAATGTGAAAGCGACACAATTATAATAACAAATGAAATTCCTGTTGAAAAGGTTATTGTCAGAAAACCAACGTTTGCAGAACGCGCAAAGGATTGGACATATTTTGCGTTTGCGATTGCAGCGTTATTGTTAGTTGTGAGAATATTTTTCAAAGATATTTTCAAAGTGTTTAACATTTTCAAATAATTTTGAGTGAAAATCTAAAAAACCCAAAACAATTCCGACCACATTGGAACGAACCCCTCCAACATTTGATTTCACAATTTAGAGAATTTTCCGAAACGATTCAAGTTCAATGTCTGTTAAATTTATTAAACACAATGAAAGAGTCGAACGAGGTTATTGTTGATGAGAAAAAAAACAAACGAACAATAACGTCAAAAAAATCAAACAGAATTAAAACATTGGACGATTTGATTGAAGCGTGTAAAATAGACACAGAGGTTTGGGAAATTGAACGTTATATTGTTAACAAATGGGAGGTTGGGTCCACAATTGAGGGACGTGTTATTGTTGAACCTTTGTTTCAAATAAAAGCGTGGTTGAAAAAAAACAATGACATTTTCACATTAAAGAAATTAAAAACAGAATTGGTTGACGAGGTTAAAAATTTCGCACCAAAATATGTTCCGATTAAATACAAAAAAATCAATGTTGGACAATTGTTGGAAATCAATATTTTTGACCTACATTTTGGAAAATTATGTTGGGGTTTGGAAACGGGAGACAATTACGACACGAAAATTGCACGAAAACGTTATTTATCGGCGATTTCAGACATTATTTCGAAAGTTCAATGTTATGACATCAAACGAATTGTTTTTCCAATTGGCAACGATTTTTTTAATTCCGACAATTTGAATAACACAACGACCGCGGGGACACCACAGGACGAGGACGTTCGTTGGCAAAAAACATTCAAGGCGGGACGAGAATTATTAATTGAGGGAATTGACATATTGTCCCAAGTTGCACCCGTTGACGTGATTGTGGTTCAAGGAAATCACGATTGGGAACGTTCGTTTTATGTTGGCGATGTGTTGTCTTGTTGGTATCACAACAACCAAAATGTTTCAGTTAATAACCAACCAACTCCCAGAAAATATTATAAGTTCGGAAAATGTTTAATTGGTTATACACATGGAAACAATGAAAAAATTGCTGATTTGCCATTGATTGTCGCCACCGAAAAGCCAAAATTGTGGTCCGAAACAAAATATCGTGAAATTCATATTGGACATTTACATCACAAAAAAGAAATAAAATTCATGTCAACGCAAGAACACAAAGGAATTGTGTTGAGATACATGCGTTCGTTGTCGGGAACCGACGCTTGGCACAATTTGAAAGGTTATAAAGGAGCGGTTCAAGCTTGTGAGGCGTTTGTTTGGGACGAAAATCAAGGAATGGTGTGTCAATTCTCACATAATTTATAAGAAGTTGACGAAATTAAAGGAAATTTCTTTCAGTTTATTAAACAAATTTTCAGTTTTAACCCCTTTTTTTATACTTTTTTAACCTAGTAAATAAAAAAAACTTGCTTTTATCGTTTTATATGCAATTTTTTTGTAGTTTTGTCAACGAAAGTTCATTGAAATATTGAAACACAAATTTGAAAAACCAGCATTGTTTGTGTTTCTTTAACATATAAAGATGTTGTGGTGAGTGATTTGAAATTCGCGGTTTCAAATTGGGGTGTGAGAACCTGAAAATGTCGTAATCTCGTAACAGGCGGTTTTGCAAAACCAAATGTAACAGCGACCCCAACCAAAACAACACCAACCTCGTCATGAAAATGTCGGGGTTTTGGTGGTATGAAAGGGCGCGTTTTGCGTCTCCAAAAAATATCAATTATGAAAATTTTTCTTAACACAAGCAACATCAACAAACCAACAATTGAAATAACAGACAACCAAATGGAAAAAATTACTCAACAAAGATTTGAGGAAAGACAAGCGGACAGATTTACTCACAAAGACATAACACGTTTGAGAAAAGAATGTGGAAATGTTAAGTCAAATCCTTATGGACTTTTTGATTGTGTTAATAGGAATGTTCACGCTTTATTGGATTGTTGGCACTGTGCTGTGGCCCGTCCGACAACAATGGAAATAAATGGACGGGTTTCGGAAATTGTTTTTGAACTACACGACAGGTTTTCCGATTATACAAACGCAAAATATTTCACACGAAATGGCGAAAGAAATTCAATTGAGTGGACAGACAGAGATAAAAGAATTGAAACACAATTGAATAAAATGCACAACACAATGTTCACAACGTGTGAAAAGGAGGAAAGGGACAACGCTTGGTTTTACTTAAATTCAAAAAAATAAAAAAATGGAAATACTTATTTTAATAGTCGTGTGGTTTATTTACGAACACGCAAAATCGGTCGGAATGGTTGACGGCTTTGAACACAACCAAAATAATAACAATAAATCTTGGAGACAATGAAAGAATATATTTTCAAAAATACGAAAAAAGTTCCATCACGATTCGGTGGTCAAATGTATTATGTTTTTTTCAACGATGGTGAACGTTCATTCAGAACGTGTGTGGATTCCACATTCAGAAATTTCGTCAAGTGGGAAAAATTAATTAAAAACGCAGTTGCGGGAGACGTGGTTGTGGGTCTGGTAGAGAAATCAAAAGGACTAATTGACGCGGACTCAAATCCAAAATATAAAGGAAATATTTATAAATAATGGGTGTGGACAATTGGAAAGAATTAAATAACATGAGTGGGAAAGACCGCGAAAAACTCATTCGGAAATCATGTCGGAACTTGAAAAAATTTGGTTGTGAGGTTGTTGGGGTTTACGTCAACATGTTCAATTATGTTTCCACAATCACGTTTATTTATAAAAAAGAACAACATCAAATAATGGCGTTCAACGTCAAAGACACTTGGGACGAAACCAAATTGGAGGTTCCCTCAATATTAATTTTAGAAATAAAAAACAAATAAATCATGACAGCAAACACCAACAGGGAACGATTAAAGGAATTATACAATCACTACAATTTAACACCAGAGGACGTGTTCAAACACAAAAAATTCGGTTATATTATGATTACACGAACGGGAGTTGAAAAAATCATGGCAAAGGACGACATCAAATTGAGTTTTGAAATCGTTCAAAGTGATATGTTAAACGGCTGTGTTGTAAAAGCAACAGCGTTAATGAACAAAGACGGCAAAGACGTATTAATTGAAACGTTTGGGTCAGCTACAACAAAGAATTGTCAACTTGCATATTATCCTGAAATGGCGGAAAAACGTGCAAAGGTGAGAGCAATTTTACAAATCACAGAATTTTATTCGTGTGGTGTTTATTCGGAGGACGAGGCGGACGATTTCAAACCAACCCACAAAACAACACCGACACCAAAACGAACAGGAGACGGCGGCTTGGGTGATGTAATGATTGATTACAACGAACAATGATTGAAATTAATAAAATATACAACGAAAATTGCTTGGACACGATGTCCAAAATGTCTGACGATTTTGTTGACTTAATTATTACGTCCCCACCTTATGATAATTTAAGAACATATAAGGGATATGAATTTAATTTTGAATCCATCGCAAAAGAATTGTTTCGTATTACAAAAAAAGGAGGGGTTGTTGTTTGGGTTGTGGGGGACGCAACGATTGACGGAAGTGAAACGGGTTCAAGTTTTCGACAAGCTTTATTTTTTATGGAATGTGGTTTTAATTTACACGACACAATGATATTTAAGAAAAACAGCCCCCCTTTCCCCTCTAAAAATCGCTATTATCAAGTTTTTGAATATATGTTTATTTTTAGTAAAGGCAAACCAAACACTACAAACTTAATAAAGGACAGACCAAATAAAACTGTTGGAGATATTAGTTCAATGGGAAATTTATACAATCCTGACGGAAGCAAGCGCCAACAATCCAATGTTAAAAAACAACAAATAACCGACTACCATGGAATTAGAGTAAATATATGGAATTATTTAGTGGGGTTTCAAAATGAAAATGTAGGGCACCCAGCCGTTTTCCCTGAAAAATTAGCAGCAGACCATCTCTATAGTTGGAGTAATGAAAACGATTTAATTTATGACCCATTTATGGGTTCGGGAACAACAGCAAAAATGGCACATTTACAAAACAGAAAATGGATTGGTTCGGAAATATCAAGTGAATATGTTGAAATTGCCAACAAACGATTGGTGAAATATTTAACGCAAACGAAATTGTTTTAATATGACAGATACACTATATTTGCACGCGCGGTATTTAATCACATCACAATGTGAAATGTTGAAATCAAAATTTGAATTGCCATGTGATTTTTTAGTTAAAGACGTGGTTTCAAATGTGTTGGGTGAAAATTGGATTGAACATGAGTCAGCGTCTTTTTTCATTAACAGAATGAAGCGACAAGGGAAAGACCCTTGTTTGTTAAATGAACCCGTTATTTATGGAAAGGTGATTGAAAACGGGGACGTTATTATGTTGAATGATTTATTGTTATTTTCTGAAATTGTTATTAATTACACATTGAAAGAATATGACGAGTTAATTAAATCAAACAAAATTATAGAAATAGAAATTAAAAATTAAAAATTATGTTTATTAAAATTATGTTGTGTGTTGCCGTGTTATGTTTATTGATTGTGATGTGTTATATTTTTTACGTTTTCGGAATGATAAAAGGTTATAAAAACTTATTCCAAAACGACCGCCGTGAGTGGGGAAAATTGGACGCGTCTCTTTATGAAACATTGACGCAAGAAAAACAAAAAGAATTGGAAACAACAGTTTCGGAACGAATTGGTGAATTGAAATTCAAAAAATTTAAGGACAACCAGAAAATCAAAAAACGAAAGAAATTAACAAAGAAAAGTTCAAAAGAAAACAAAAAATAATTGTATAATATAAAAAATTGTTTTAGTTTTGAAAGCTTATGGCAAACGAAAAACATATTATTGATGAGTTGTTGGACGAAATCGAGGACCCGATTGTGGAGAATTTTAA